ACTGGCTCTGCATACCAGGTGTCGGTGGCGGTATCCGGGACATACGATGGAATCTCGGGTGGGTCGCTTAGCTTTATTGGGTCGGGGTCCATAGGCGCTCCAGTCACGGCCGACAGTAATGACACAGATGTTACCTCCGGGACAATAAGTGTCCCAACAACTTCAGCTAACAGTATTGTAGCTGTATTTGTATGCAATGGTGCCGGCACTTTTGCGTTTACCGCCGGCACAAGCCGATATGTTGGGCCGCTAACTACCACCAATAATGCAGCAGGTCAGTGCGCAGGCGCGACTATACCTGGTACTGGTTCCAATGTCACGGTGTCTTGGACAAATGCGTCTAGCTGGTGGGCAGCGGTTGCAGTCGAGGTCAAACCTCCTGTAGCCCAATTGCCGGTAGTCCCTGCACCAAATCCACCGGGACGCCAGAACCCGATGGCTTGGAAAAGAAGTTACTCTCAGCCTCCGACATCTAATGCATCCATAAATGCTAATGTTACTGGTGTAGGCTCAGGAGTAAGTGTAACCGGCGGTATCGGAGTACTTGAGGGCGATGCTAATGTTACCGGTGCCGGTGCCCAGGTAGCAATTACTGGAGGTACAAGTGTACTGTCAGGTTCAGCTAACGTTGCCGGAGTTGGCGCTGCAGTAGTTGTTGCCGGTGGCGTAGGGTCTACTGGTGGCTCATCTAACATTTCTGGTGTAGGCGCTACCGTATCGGATTATGGCGGGATAGGCAACGCATCCGGTTCTGCGAACATAATCGGCATAGGTGCGCTTGTATCTGCTACTGGTGGAGTAGGCGCAAATACTTCAGACCAGAAGATCTCTGGTGTCGGAGCCACAGTATCCGTCATCGGTGGAGTTGGCAACCCGTCCGGTTCTGCCAATGTTACCGGTATCGGCACTACCGTAGCGGTTACTGGTGGAGTCGGTGCCCCGGCTGGTAGTTCCGGAGTTATTGGTATCGGAGCCGCCATAGCGATTACCGGTGGTTCCGGAGTAGCAACTGGTTCTACGAACGTTGCCGGAATAGGCGCGCTCGTATCCGTTGCCGGTGGTACGGGCACAAATACTTCAGATCAGAAGATAACCGGTACAGGCGCTCAGGTATATGTTACCGGTGGTGTGGGTACTCCTTCCGGTAGCTCTCCGAATGCTAATGTTACCGGCGTGGGGGCTACCGTAGCCGTCACCGGCGGTACCGGAACAGCCATCGGATCGGCTAACGTGCCTGGGTCTGGTGCGCTAGTAGCGGTAACCGGTGGTACTGGTACGGTTACAGGTTTTGCCAAGGTTTTTGGTACCGGGGCTGCCATACCAGTAACAGGTGGTGCTGGTACAGCGGTCGGTCCCGCCAACGTTACCGGCATCGGGGCTACCGTAGCGATAACTGGCGGTTCCGGTTCCTTTCGCTCGGACCAGAATATTGTCGGAGTTGGCGCTACTGTAGTTATTACTGGTGGTGCCGGGACTACTGGTGGCTCTGCAAATGTTGCGGGTGCAGGCGCTCTTATATCGGTCACCGGCGGGTCGGGTGCACTAGCCGCTAATGCTTCTGTAAATGCTATTGGATCCCTAGTCTATGCCAAAGGCGGCGCGGGTGCCCCGTCCGGTCCGGCTAATGTTACCGGTGTCGGTGCCGCCGTAGCGGTGACTGGTGGTGTCGGATCTAATACCTCAGACCAGAAGATAACCGGTATCGGCGCGGCAGTATCTGTCTCGGGCGGGTCTGGCTCGGCATCTGGTTACGCAAATATTGCCGGAGTTGGCGCTCTTGTAAGTGCTAGCGGAGGCTCTGGTGCTCTTAGGGCAGACGATAACATTGCCGGTGTTGGTGCCCTTGTTAATGTTACCGGTGGCGCCGGTTCGGCGATGGCCGGTGGTGGGGTTAATGTTTCCGGTGTCGGTGCCATTGTATCGGCAACAGCAGGAGCAGGCTCTCTCGCCTCAGACCAGAAGATAACCGGTATTGGTACCGTAGTCGCGGTGACCGGCGGATCTGGTACGGCTAGTGGTTCTGCTGCTATCACCGGGATAGGCACTACGGTAGCCATCACTGGTGGCGTAGGTACAGTTGCCGGCTCTGGCGCTGTTATCGGCATCGGAGCTACGGTACTTGTCACTGGCGGCAACGGCGTAGCCATCGGCTCCGCTGTAACGTCGGGTACGGGCTCCCTAGTCGCGGTTACCGGCGGAATGGGTGTGCCATCCGGTAGCGGACTTGTTACCGGCGTCGGTGCTCTGGTCGTGACTACCGGTGGCTCCGGGTCTCCTCGTTCGGACCAGAATGAAACTGGCACAGGTGCTACGGTAACTGCCCGAGGTGGCGTTGGAGCATCGAGTGCCTCAGCAAATGTTGTGGGTGTCGGAGCGCTAGTCAGTGTTTCCGGTGGTACAGGTTACTTCCCGAATGCTAATGTTAGTGGCGTCGGCAGCCCCGTTCTAATTCAGGCCGGTGTAGGGCAACTCGCGGCTAGCGCTAATGTGCAGGGCATGGCGGCTCTGCTTCATATTCTTGGTGGTTCCGGGTCACCATCTGGGCCTAGCAATGTTTCTGGAATAGGGCCCAATGTATCGATATTTGGTGGTGCTGGCACTTTCCGCGCTGACCTTAGTATCACGGGCAATGCTGCAGTATCACTAGTCCGGGGTGGTATTGGAAAGCCCATCGGAGAAACGGTAGACATAATTGTGCCATTCAGTGATGCGGAAATAAATGACATTATCGATCGTCTGCAGAGCCATGCAATGTCTAGTGCACGTTTCGATCAGGTAAATGGACATGAGCCGAAGAGTTCGCCGGGCAATGGCATTACCTGTTCAATATGGGTGCAAGCCATCACTCCGGTGAATAGCTCGGGACAGTCTGCGACTAGCGGAATGCTAGTGATTCAGGAGCGAATATATGCATCTATGACGATGCAGCCATTTGATATGATAGACCCAATCATTACCGCAGCTACAGCGGAACTGATGAATGATCTTTCCGGCGACTTCCAGCTTGGCGGCAATGATGATGTCAGGGCGCTAGACCTGCTTGGGATGACAGGCACAGCGCTTTCGGCTCAGGCCGGATATGTCGAGATAGACAGGCAGATGTTCCGTGTAATGACTATTACCATTCCGGTGATCATAAATGATATGTACGCCCAGGTATCGTGAAGGGGTAGGTAGATGACGAATAAGCAGTCGGGCCTTGGTGATAACTTCTACATTGGCGGCTACGATCTCAGCGGAGATATCGCCTCTCTTGACTCGATCAGTGGTGCTATTGCCGTGCTTGAGGCCACAACCATCAAGCAGAGTGCTGAGGCACGGCTGTTTGGACTTCGATCCGGCACCATGAAATTCACATCTCTGTTCGAGGATGCAACGCCCGTTGTGTCTCCTGCCGTACCGCTGACCACTGTTCCGTATGTTAGCACATATAACTTTGCTGTGCTTGTGACGATTACCGGGACGGTAACAAATGTCTCGATCAACGGGGTGACGGCCGGCACCTCGGCCGGGACTTATCTACTACCTGCATTCGGTAGTATAGCCATGACATTCTCATCAGCTCCGACCTGGGCCTGGCTTGCGGTCGGTACTATGCACAACGCGCTCGCCCCGCTACCGCGAAGCCAGGTAGTCTGCGTGTATGCCCGTGGGACTGCCCAGGGGAACCCTGCTGCATGTATGACCGGGGTACAGCTAAACTATGATGGCACCAGGGACACGAACGGTAACCTCACCTTCCAGGTCGAGGTGGACGCGGGCGGATATGGTTATGAGTGGGGTAATCTCCTCACCGCCGGTATTCGTACCGACACTGTCGCTACGGTCGGGGCAGCGTATGACCAGGGCGCCACCATTCCGACGACTGTCTTTGGTGCGCAGGCGTACCTAGAGATCCTGGACCTGGTCGGTACATCTGTCGACGTTACAATTACTCATTCTGCGACTAGCGGCGGAACTTACACGACACTTATGGACTTCGGGGCTCAAACCGCAATCGGTGGATTCCGGCAGTCTACCTCTAACACGACAACCGTAAATGAGTTCATCAAGATCGCTACGACTGGTACGTTCACGTACTGCTCATTTGTTGTCGCGATGAATCGAAACGCGATTGCGGGACAGGTATTCTAATGCCTCCAAGATTCAATCCGCCTCCGTTGCAGAGGCTCGTGTCGAAAGTTCCCCCGGAGCATTACAAGACATATTCGTGGTCGCGTCCCCTACGAACACACTGGCGCAAGGCAACATGCGAGGAGGTGCTGTGTGATGACTTTGTCAATGGTTTCATGCTGACAATAGACATCAGCACGAAGCTTGGTGCGAAGCAGTATGACTATGTTAGTCACGACAGAGAACGGTCATACACTATTGACAGAGAGGGCTTGTATCTATACCACTTCATCTACCCGCCCGGCACGCGCGGGTTCGCGGGCGAAAAGCATGATCACCGGCTTCCTGTCGGCCGGGAACCGTTGCTATTTGTTCGTGCCGGAGACTGGCGTAGATACCTAGCGCCACCGCACCAGCATGCTTATGTTGACGACTGGATCGAAGACATGAGTGAAAATCAAGAGCAGATTATCAAAATTCAGAAGAGAGGCTAATACTGTGGCAAAGACCTCCGGATTGGGCGGCGCGATTCTGGTAGCCGACGCTGGCTCCGTTGTCCGTACCATTACAAACGACTGCACCAACTACGCCTTCACCACTCCACGTGCAACGCAGGATGTTACTGGCGTTGACAAGTTCGCGAACGAGACGATCCTGCTCCTCGCGGACTACACCCTGACTCTCAACGGAGTGTTCAACACTGCGGCTAACCTATCACATGCGGTGTTCTCTACAATTCCGTCCACCAACGTCGTCCGGTCGGTCGAGATTGATCCGATCGGTACTACCACTGGTATGCCGGCTCTCGTTGTCAACAACGTCCTAACCGACTACCAGATCACCCGTGCGAACACCGGTGAACTGACCTGGCAGGTACCCGGGCAGCTCGCGGACGGTAATGCGCCTACCTGGACGCTGCACGCCTGATCTGGATGGATGAGTTCCGGTGGGTATCGGATCATATTTGCCGGGACTCATCCCGTCCCTCATATACATAATCATATACGTAGTGGAAGGGATTATTATGGGCTTCCGCCCAGAGAAGACTATCTACACAATGCACTTTCAGGGTACATTCCTTGATGGCCTCATCGTCAAGGTAGGCTGCCCTACCGTCGCGGAATTCAACGAGATGCTGCGCTGGCAGGCCGCGTCGAACTCTGATGTGGCTGATGTGAATGACAAGTCGACACAGCGGTTCCTGGACTATCTGATTGACTGGAACCTGGAGAACCCCATCGATGGCCCGCTGAGGGAAGTGGAGGTTGATCGGAACGGCGAGACTGTTATGGAATGGCAAACCATTCCGGATATCCGAGAGGGTGAGCCGACCCCGCACACTCTGGAAGGCTGCGGAATACACGAACAAATCGTAATTCGAGAGATCATGCAGCAGTGGCAGAAGGCTATTGCCGGTGTTTCCGAAGAACTGGGAAAAGGCTCTATGAATGGAAGCGATTCGCTGGAGCGATCTCTCGGGATGGGCGGGTAATAACCAAGCCAAAAGAACTATATGAAGCAGAGTTCATCATCGGGCTCTGCGATAGATTCCATACCGTACCCAGTGTCGTCAGGCAAGAGGAGGCCGGTATCATAAGTCTACTCAAGGTATACCATCTGGGTCATATTGAAGACGAGGACGCACCGCGGGAGGAGGATTCCTGATGCCC